GTAAAGAACAGGCTGAAAATCGGAAACTGAAGGACATGGAAGAAAAGGGCGAATACGAAAAGATCATGGCGGAAATGACTTCCAAACTTCAAACTGCCGAAACGAAAGCCAAAGCCTTTGACGATTATCAGGCATCCCGGCGAGAGTCGTTATTATCGAAACTGCCTGAAGAAGATCGTGATGTTTACGATGGACTTCCGTTAGAAAAGTTGGAAGTTCATGTGGAAAAAGTCAATACGAAACCTTCACCGGCTTCCGTTGATAACTCAAAACCAACATCCACCGGCGGATATTCTTCGTTTGAAGAATGGGCAACACTTGATCCTGAAGGATACAAGAAAGCCAACGATCCGCAGCAATCTGGAAAGATTAGACTTGGATATGGATCAGACTGATATATTTAAACAGAAACTCGACCCGGATAATGACTTGCGCCATGAGAAAATAGATGGTGGCGAAGATATTAAGTGTACTTATAAAGGATCACGAGTTACTTATGACGATTACCTCGACATTCACGAAGAACGCGGGGAAAGAGTCCAGAAGGGCAAACCGCCCAGAAGTATTGGTATGTTTAGTGGGTTCGGACCTGGAACAATGAAGAAGCCGTATGATGACTAAATTTTTAACCTACTTAATAGGAGTTTAAGCAAATGGCTTTAACTAATACCTCAACCGCTGCCGGTGGACTCGGAAGAACCATTGGCGATGCGGTTATTGCGTTCAATCATACTAATGTGATGTACCCGCTTGTAACTGTTAAACAGGCTGCAAGGGGATCGAATCATGTTCAGTTCTCTGATTGGACGAAACTCACTTCAAGCAATGTAACTGCCGCGACACAGGCAACTGCTACAACCGCAGTCGCTATTACTACCGCAGCAAGGACGGCAACCATTTCGGAACACGTTATCGAATCACAAGTAAGTGATCTGGTTTTGATGGGTTCTGGAGATGACGTAGAAAATCAAGCCGGTCCGGCTCTTGGTAACGCAGTAGCAGCAAAACTTGATGATGATCTTGTGGAACTTGGTATGGAAATGCCGTCTGCGTAAGTGATTATGCAGATTATTATTGGAATATTAAGCGGGAAACCTAAATGCAAAAGCACAAGGCAATCCGAACCGAAGGCTATTCAAAGAATAGTCAGGGGCAGAGCATAGGCGATGAAAAGATATAATTCGCCCAAGAGATTCCAACAACTCATAAGAGTTGAAAAGATATGCCGATACTTGTTAGAAATGACAAGATGTAAGATAAAAAACTTACTACAACAAATGAAAGGTTTCTCACAAACTGAATGTGGTGCGGGAACGTCCCTGGCACTCTCTCATATCTTTGGTGCAATGCGTCAAAAGGCGCAATTGTTAAGAAATTAATGATTAAAAATCGGATGAATTGCTGGAAATCTAAATTGTTTAAAACAACACGACAATCAGCAGCCAAGCCACAAACGCTTTTGTGGAAGGTTCAGAGACTAATGGGTTTAACAAGCGTGTTATGTAATACCATATTAGCGTCCGACACCGTAGCATTTAATGCCGGTGATGATATAGTCCGTTCCATTGGGAAACCTATGGGTAAAACGCAAATGAGAGCAGCCGGTGCGCCAATGCCGTATTCGTTAGTTTTATCCCCAAAACAAGTTTGGGGTGGAAAAGGAATCATATCCTTGCTTCATAATGTTGCAGTAGATACAACTGGAACTTCAACATCTAACACCGGTAAAGCCGCACCAGTTGGCTTAATGGGTTCTAAAGGTGAAGAAGCCTTCCAGACGGGATTCGTTGGAAATCTCGCAGGATTTTCAATTTACTGGAGTGATCAAATTGATGAGAATGTCAGTTCTGGCGGGGATGCAGCCGGGTTCTCAATGTCTAAAGGCGCAGTTGGTCTTGGCGTGGGTGCTGATGGTCTATTTAGGATCGCAACCCAACGTGAAGAATCAGAACGTATGACAAAGTACGTTGCTACCGGATTTTGGGGCGAAATTGAAGTAAAAGATACCTACGGTGTCTATATCTTGAGTGATGTTTCTTAATCTTAACTGATTAAATGGTGATGGGCGGGGTTTATCCCCGCCTGTTCCAAAGGAGAAAAAATGAGCAAATATTTTAAAAAACCATCGGGTGCTATCGTTGAATACGATGAAATAAATCACGATCTGAAATCACTTCAAGATCGATTCGAAGAATGCAATGCAGACGGAAGTAAAGTCGAGCCAAAGCCGAAGCCTAAAAAAGAAAAAAAAGATTAATTATTAACCAAAATGCCCATGAGATCGACAGGCTCGGTAAGGCATTAAAGGAGAAACAATATGTCAATGAGAGAATATGGCGTTGTTGAAGCGCAGAATTTAGCGATGGGACAGGCCGGATCAATATTCGTAACGGGAACAACTGCCGTTACTTGTGGGGCGGGTTCGGGTGTCTTTGTTGCAATCCAATTTATTGAAGATACAGTATTCGCTTCCGGTAGTGGGGGACTAATCGCAGAAACAGAACAATTATACCCGGATGATACGGGTGCGGGTACATTGATCGATGCTAACGGCGGGGCAGCAATCGATGGTGAAACTTTCCCACAGGGAATGACGATTTACGGAAGATGGACCGGATTTACTTTGGCATCGGGTGCTTGTATAGCATACGTTGGTTAAATGTTAAAATTAGGACTATCAGTATTAACAATACCTAACCAGGTTGCACGATTAGTGCGAGATTTATGGAGAAGTATTAATGACACTTGGGATTTGGAAGAACGCAAGTGGCAAAACATTGTTTAAAAACACTTATAACCATGTCAGACAATTTCGGGCGGTAAGTTATAAGATTAAAAAGGAAATAGGAGAATAAAATGGCAGCTTTAGGCGCACAATCAATCGCCAGTTCGTATGAGCAACTTTTACACGTTGATCGGGACGGTGGCGGTAATTCTACAACACACGTTAGCGTAAAGGACGGCGATAATGGAACGACCTTCGGGTTTACTATCGCATCCGATGCGTTAATGATGTCAAGCACAAACCGATTAGAATTTGGTGATACTGGAACGTATATACATCAGTCCGCTGATGGTGTACTTGATTTAGTATCTGATACAGAGATCGAAATAAACGCAACCACAATCGATATGAACGGTGCGTTGGATTTATCCGGGAATGCACAATTAAGCGGGACAGTAACCGTTGGTGCTGATGGAAGCGGAACAGATGTAATCTTTTATAGCGGAACGGCGGGTGATAATCTTACTTGGGATGCTTCAGCGGAGAAACTAACTATCACCGGGACTGATGGACAAACCTCATTAGATGTTGCCGATGGAAATGTTTCGATTACAGATAATTTAGACGTTGACGGCACAACCAATTTAGATGCCGTTGATATTGATGGGAATGTTCAATTAGATGGCACATTCACGGTAGGAACTGATGGTTCAGGACAGGATGTCATTCTTTATAGTGGTACAGCGGGGGATAACTTTACATGGGATTCATCTGAAGAAAAATTGACTATTACCGGTACAAACGGGCAGACGGCTTTAGATGTTGCCGATGGAAACGTATCGATCGCAGATGATTTGGCAGTTGATGGAACTTCAAATTTAGACAACACAGATATTGATGGAACATTAGCGGTTGACGGCGCAACTATTTCTTTAGATGCAACAACATCTTTTAATATTGATAATACAAATACTTCAAATGGAGTTACTATTAATACGGCAACTTCGGGCGGTCCAATCTCAATCGGGCATACCACTTCAGAAACGACAGTTAATGATAATTTAGTTGTTACTGGTGATATTGATTTAGCGGGAAGTATAGACTGTGATGGAACTGCGAATCTTGATAATACAGACATAGACGGAACATTAACACAAGATGCCGGGAATGTTGTATTTAATGAAGATTCTGGTGATTATGATTTCCGGGTAGAATCAAACGGCAATGCCAATATGTTATTTGTAGATGGCGGCACAGACTCGATAGGTATTGGAACAAATGCACCAATGCAATATTGGCCTCTCCATGTTTATCAAGGGGATGCCGGAACTGACCCAAGTTGGGAAACTACAGAAGCAAGAAACCTTGCGCTTTTTGAAACAGATAATACTGAAGGGTCAATCGCTATTTTTGCACCGGCTAATGCTACCGGACTTATGTATTCGTTTGCCGAACCAGGTACACGAATAACTGGTGGTATGATGTATAGTAATAATACAAATACAATGACACTTCAAACGAATGCAAACGATAGAGTTGTCATTGACTCCTCCGGCGCAACTTATATCGGCGACACCGCAAACGGCAGTATGACGACTGGTCTTACCATTAATCAAGGTGCTTCCGATGATGAAATCATGGCTTTTAAATCAAGTGATGTGGCTCACCCAATGACGGCTGAAGCTGAAGCTGATACCTATGGTAAGTTTTTCAAACACACAGCGACTGCCGGTGGACTGCAAATAAGCGGGTTCAAGGATGCCGATGGTACTGCAGAAGGTGCTTTGGCTCTCACGGGGTTTTTAGGTGAAGCCGCTGATACAACCAAATCAAATTCGGGTGGGGCCGTAATCAATCTCACATCTATAATAACTGACGGTAGCACAGGTGCAACGGTTGTAGGGTCTGACGGAAACCTCGTCGCGATTCATAACGCCGGAAATGCGCGGTTCATTTTTGATGCTGAAGGTTCATTCCATGCAGACGTAGAAAGCACAACTTTCGACCATTATGAAGATGCACAACTGGTTCGTGCTTTTGATTTATCTCATGGTAAAGATGTAATCGTTTCAAAGTTTGATGAGTTTATTGATTATAACCATGAAACACTTGCTGATTTAAAACTTGTTGGTAGAGAAGAAGATGGCACACCAAATAAGTTCTTAAATGTTACGAAGTTACAACAGTTACATAATGGCGCAATCTGGCAACAATATACCGAAATGCAGAAGATGAAAGAGTTGATGTATGATACGATGGTTGAAATGCTTGGCAAAGAAAAGGCAGATCAGAAATTAACGGATCACGATATTCAATTACTTGATAATAAAACCTTGCTTAATTAGGAGATAAAAATGGCAAAAGAAATCACAATCAGTATGGAAGATTCGCAGTTTGAAAGTCTGCAAGAAGCATACGCAAAAGATGATAATTCGGTTGAAAAAGCCGATGTTGATGTGGCTTATGTAAAAGGCCGGTTAGTGAATATCCTGAAGGCTAAAGTCAGAAATTATGACGATGCCAAACAGGAAGTTAGTTATTCAACATTCGATCCATCATAAAATAATGGGAGGCAATGACATGGAAAAAAGAATCGAGCAACTGAAGGCAGATCGCCAACAGTTGAATATGCGATTAGCAGAAATCAATTTCTTGATTAACGGTTATGAAACCACAATTAAGGCTGAAAAAGAAAAGCCAAAAGAAGAAAAGGATGAACAAACCGCAGATTGATGAATACCGTGTGGAAGTAGTGGACCGTTTAGCACGGATCGAATCTAAAAT